TTAGCGAGTGTCTCGTGGGCTCGGAGATGTGTATAAGAGACAGTATCTTTACTATCCTTAACTATACTATTCTTATCTATACTTACCTTACCTATACTATCCTGTGGCAGACAAGTGGCAACCACTTGGCAACCATCTGGCAACCCATTGGCAACCACACGGCAACCATCATCGGAAAATGTGTATGCACCATTGGATTTTATCTTTAATTTTGCCAATTCTTCCTTAAAATTCGTTGGTGTATACCGGTCTTTTCTCAAAGCGTTTGCCATGCGCCAATGCTTAATTACAATCACACCATTATCAAACTGATAAATGTATCTTTTTTCCAATAGTTGCTGTAAATCAGCCACACTTGCGTGAGCTTTGAACATGGAAACTGATACCTGATTGCAAAATCCGTCATCATCAGCAGACATAGATAAATGCAAATATAAGGCTTGCGCACTTGATGACAAAGCCATAAAATTATCATCATCAGTGACTTTTTTTGTGAACATTCTACGTTCTGCCATTTTTAATCTCCTATTTTTCAAGTTTCGGTTGATGTATTTTAATCTTTTTCCTCAAAATTCACGCAAGGAACATCAAGTAAGCAACCACACTTTTCGATTTCTTCCGCTCCCCAATATGTCTTGTATCTGTAAGAGTTTTTACATTTAAAGCAGAAATCCTTGCCACCATTCGGCTTGCAACTTGCCTTTTTATCTTCCAACTCTTTCTTAATACTATCATTTATCCTTTTAAGTTCCTTGACCTTTTTCTCCGATTTCTCAAAATCATCAATGAGTTTGTTGTATTTCTTCTTGCTTAAAATCTTCATTCTGAATCACCTACTTTCAATATCTCAAAAGGCTTGCCTTTATCTAGCGTTAATTCTGTTCCGTCAATATTCCCATTCAGTTTGTTTTGACAATGACACAGCAGTGTTTCAAGGTCGCAAATTCTACCTGCTCTGTATTCATCACGAATAAAATCCAAAACCCTCTTTACGCTTTCTATCCTGTACTTTACTATCTTTGAATTGTACTCAAGTCTTATATCTGCAATTTCTTTTTCATGCTGTCTGATTTCAGCTAAATCGCACTTACAAAATTCATAATCGCTAATAAGTTTTTCCTTTGAATCTCGTGCGATTTCTTCTGCTGTATAGCCTTTAATTCCGCTCATTCGCTCCTACCTTCTTTCAATAAATCCATAAATTTCTCATACTGCTTCTGCGATACCTTGTTGTGCTCTTTTTCGGGCTTTAAACGGATTATAAGGTGCTTTTCTGCGATAGAGGATAATTGACTCGCTAACACTTTTTTACCTTGCTGTATGCCCTGCATATAGCCTTTAGGGGCTTTTCTCTCGCCTATTGAACCACTAGCACGATTCTCTCCTTGACCGCCTAAGCTGACGTTTCTAAGCTGATAACCTTTATCGGCATATAGCTTGATGTAATATTTCTCTTTCTCGTCAAGTTGACTTTCGGGGAAATTCAGAAATTCAACTCGCCAACCATAAGGATTTTTCTCTTTGTCGTATAGCTTATGTTTGCGTAAACTAAGGTCTATATGCTGTTCATAGCCTACAAGGTGGCTTGCCAATCTGCTAAGTGTATGTACCGCCTGCCCGATATACGCATACTTAAATCCGTTTTCATCTTCTCGGAGTAGGAAGTAAATCCCACTCCTGTCATTCAGTTTTGGATTCAGCTTCAATAGTCGCTTTTTATTTTCCTGTTCTATTGCTTTGGCTCTCGCTATGTTCTGATAATTCAATGTTTCCACCTCTCTTTACAATATCAATTGCCGTCTGCATAGCAACCTCATTTATAGCGTTTTGAATTTCGAGTTTAATTCTCTTTTCGATATATGCTTCCGAATCTCACAATATTAGTATCATCTGACCAATACCCGAATGTATCATTATCGCCGTAAGCTTTGACGCTTACCGTGGCTCCATCCATTCCGTCAGCAATAAAATCATCAGTGTAATTAGTACTATAAAATGCTGTATAGGTTGTATCATATTCTTTCCATGTTCCATCGGCTTTTGTGACACGCACCTTATAGGATGTTGCATTTTCGACTTCTGACCACTTTACCGCTACATGACTGTAATTAAAATATCTTGATGTACTCTTGTAATACGATGCATACTCCACCACAGGAGTATCGAGGATGCATTTCTCAAGCCAATTTTTTACATAGTTGTCGATTGCATCTTTTAAAGTACCATCAGGTTCGAAATTGATATCTGGAATCTTCACAGATGGTGGATTAAGTGGCGGCGTACATGCTGACACCGGTACAGCATTAAAAACCCCCATTGCAACCACGCAAGCCATAGCTATTGTTTTTTTCATTTTTCTACACATTGTTTTATCCTCCTTTAGTTTGTCTGCGTTAATTAATCTCATTCTTATCACGCTCCAATAATATACATTCAGTTTCAAAGAGTTTTTCAGATATATCTTTTGAATTAACTCTGCTCTCAAATTCTTTGATAAATTCTCTGTATGCTTCTTCTCTCACTTTTCGGTCATGTTCGGTACAATCAAGCTCATCGAACGAGATATTGATTTTTCTGATAATACTGTAACCTGATTTATCAGAATTGATATTCATGTATCTTTCAGTGCATATTGGCATAATGCCATTTTTCTGTAGCAGTTCTGTAATCTGAAATACAAACGCTCTTACAACTGCAATATCTTTTTGCTCCGCCATATCCTTTGCAATATTTGCAAATATTTTATTTGTATAATTCATTGTTTTTCCTTTCTAGGACAGCCGTTATTGACTGTCCTATGAGTTATTTCTTTTTCCAACGCAAATGAGTGTCTATCAAATTTGCATAAGTCCAAATATAGCCACCGGCTGATTTATCGAGTCCTCTACAGCAAGAGGAAATACTTTGATATGTTATTCCCAAGCTCATGCTGGCCTCTTTTATACTTTCCCATATTTTTAGAGCGTTACCGGATAAATCAAATTGGATAACTCTATGTTCTTTTGCTTTACTGCCTTTGCCATATGTAGAATTATATTTTGCAGAACACCATTCTAAATTATCAACACGATTGTTCCTCTTATTCTCATCAATATGATTAACCTGTGGCAAATTATTGGGGTTTGGAATAAATGCTTCTGCCACAAGTCTGTGGACTAAGTAATTCTTATTAACTCCATATCTAAGTTGGATATGATTATACGAGCCACTTTTTGAAGGCTTAAGGCGCTTTCCGGTAAGTTTATTCACAATGTTTCCGTAACTGCTTACCTTGTAAAATTTTTCAGCGCCAACAACGTCTCTCCATTCTTCTTTCACTTTCCACCTCAATCTTACGCAAATGGTAATTCTTCACTATTAATAAAGTCATCAATGTTCATAAAGGAATCATCGGGTTTTGGCTGTGGCTCTGCATTGCTGCCACTTGAATTTTTACTGTCGCAAAACTCAAGTTTAGATATGTTGCAATCGTTAGTGTAGACTGTGTTTCCGTCTCTATTCTTGTAACTGCCTGTAGTCCACTCACCGATAACTGCTATCTTTGAACCTTTAAATACGTGCTTTTCTACTGTTTCAGCAATCTTGCCAAAAGCCACGCAGTTAATGAAATTTGCCTTATCGTCTTTCTTCTTAAAATTCTTGTCAACGGCAAGTGTAAATCTTGCTATTGCCATTGCATTTTCGCCCTGTGAATATCTAATCTCAGGGTCCCTAGTTAATCTGCCGATTAATACTACAATGTTCATTATTTTTCCTCACTTTCTATATCAATAATTTCTTTGCATTTAACAATTTCAAAATCTCTATCCCAAGAAGAACAACCGCTTTCAGCCTGTTTTGCTGTTCTGTATGTTTTAATTGCTGTATCTTTCAATTCATCAACTTTGACAAAATGAAATTCTCTTGATAAACCGCACCATATTTCAGTACGATTTCGTCTCATAACGACATATCTTGTCCTTTCTATTCTCAAAATGGGTATTCATCTCCTTTCTAAAAAGGGCACTCATTAGGATTAGCAAGTAGCCACTCCTTGTTGCGCTCTGCAACATCTACATTCGCCCCATAAGCAACTTTCTTCATCTTCTCGATAAAACTATCACTATCAGAATTTTCACTTGATAGATGGCACATTATTACGTTCTGCAAGCTATCTGAATAATTTGCCTTAACAAAATCGCAAGCCGTGTCAATGGATAAGTGACCTCTGAAAACGTGATTAGCTTTGCCTGTGTTATCCCTGTCGATTAAATCCTTGTCATAATTCACACCTAAGAGAATGTGGTTTATGTCCTTAAACTTCCACTTGATTAGTTCACAATCGGTTATGTAAAGCATTCTTCCCATTTCCTTGTGAGTAATCAGAAAGCCGTATATCGGGCAAGGTTCGCCATTTGCGTTTGTGTGTGTCCAATTTCCGTCTATTGTTGTTAGGTCAAATGCCTTAACTTCAAAACCGCTAAATGGTATCGTGTGATAACGATGTATGCCCTCGTGTTGTGCGTATTGTATATATGGTGCATAAATCGGTATTCCCATTGATTTAAAATCGTTTAATGACTTGCTGTGGTCTAGGGTAGGTGGGTGTGACTTATAATCACACCCTTTATCCCCCTTATATGCCAATCTAAGCCTTTTTTAATCTCCTTAATCGGTATTCCGCAATCAAGGATAAGCGTTTCTCCACTGTCGGAAGTTAGCAGATAGCAATTTCCGGCTGACGATGAGCCTAAGCATTTTAAGTACATTTACACCTTCTCCTTTACTCGCTATTTCGCAAAAACAATAATAATTTTTCTGTACAATCAGCACAAAGGTCGTATCTATAATCTACATATGAATAGCCATCCGGATTGCCATAAAACATTGAATGAAAGCACAGTCGATTTTCTTTTTTGATACCATATTTAAAATATCCAGCCCATTTAGACAAACTGTACTCAAAAGGCTTTCCACATCTATCGCATTTACGGATTTCTTCAACTGACATACTTATACCTCGATTTCATCATCCTGTGGGAACTGAAAGCACTCCCTCGTTGCCTTGCCAAATTCTTCATTGCTCAAAAGATTCGCAACATCTTTAAAGGTATCTGTGGTAGACGTATGATGATAAAACTCATTATTTTCATATGATTTTCTCAACATTTCCATAGCCTTATACGCTTTCTCTTTAGAAGAGTACTTGCCTAATACATATTTTTCTCCATTGTATAGTGCTATAACACTCTCCATTGCGTGGCACACAACTATCTGCTCATAAGGCAAATCAACATTGCCATGCTGTGAAATTACTCTCATATCAGCTCTCCTCACTCTGCATAAATTCCGGTAGCTCCTCTGACTGCTTGTCGGTTGCATCGGTCGGCTCTACATCAATTATGTTGTCCTCGTCAAAATCTACTGTGTTTGCGTTCTGCTCAATATCGTAGGCAACATCCTGTTCAAGCATTTCATCGTGGCTGATTTCCTCGTAATCATCTTCTTTACCAAAACCGCTATGAGTATTGTTGATAGCTTTGAGAAGTCTGTTCTTAACAGTTTTCATAGCCATCTGGTCTGCGAATTTCTGATGAACTCCGTTTCCAGTCTCCTTATATCCGTATCCCTGTTTCCAAGCGGTCTTTATCTGCGCCATAGTCATAACTTCTGCAATCTTCTCACCATTTCCCATAATCGCTACCGCATAAGCACCAACAATCTTGTCATTGTCGATATTCTCAAAGCTCTGTTCGTGGCAATCAATAATTGTCTTTGCATCCTCCTTGTGGTACTTGAATACATCCCCTTTATAAATAACTGATGCATTAATGTCTTTAAGCCCATATCTTCTAGCAAGACAAGTTGCACCGTAAACAGACGGCTGACAGCTTAATTTGCCCGCATAAGCGACTGGGTAACACTGTTTCTTTCTTATTGATAATCCGTCTGTTACCATTTCAATAAGTGCATTTTCGATACTTGCCCTTGTGCAACTCTGTAATACAGGCTTCTTATTCATATCCTGTGTGTCCTGTAAAATAAGCATTGCTGACATAAGCTCATTTGTGTAGTTGTAATCTTTAGGAAATGTTAAGCCAAATTTCTCTTTCTGCTTAATTTTTACAACCATTCCCTCTGTAAAATCTTTTGCTACAAGCTCTCTGCTTTCAGCTTCTTTCTTTTCTGCAACTGCTGTATTCTCTGCCATAATTAATCCTCCTAAATCTCATTAAAAACCTGAACCGCAAACAGTTCATTAGGTGTCTGCTTGAATAAAACTCCGTCAGATATGACTGTATACATATATCCGTCATACTTAAGTTCTACAGTATGCTTCTTACCGCCCATGTAATAATTTCTCTTCTTAATACTCATTTCTATTCCTCACTTTCTTCAAACTCTTTTAACTGTTCTGCTAACTTCTTACACTCTTCTGCTACATATTCTTCTGTGCGAACTATCGTGCCATCAATGCGAAATCTGTCTTCACACTCAATCTTCATAGCAAGGCGCTCTCTGTAATTAGGAAATCTCTCATAAGCGAGTTCAAGTTCTTTTGCGTCATCGCAATGTGCACAGTCAAATCCAAACCACCATAAATCACTTTCTATCGGATAGTTTGAATTTTCCCCACCATCCGCAAAGGTAATACCGCCGTGGCACGAAAAATATGCTTCGATTCGTATTCTTTCGTCTTTATCAAGGCAAGCTCCAAGCAAAGGAAAAATACCGCTTATTTTTCGGTCTCCGACATCTGCTTTCTTAATTTCGAGATAGTCTGAATACTCTTTACCATATAAAGAATGGTTTTTAGGAATGCCTACATATCCGCACCTATGCCCCATCACATTGAATGTAACGACACATTTATATCCTGCGTGTTCAAACTCTCGTTCTACAATATATCTATCATTCGTCATATCACACCGCCTCAATCACAAGCTCTTTGTCCTGTGTATGCTTCAACATAATCAACTGGTTATCAATCTGTGGTATTCTCCAATCGTCAACGCTTTCTGTATCATCAATGATAATTGGAAAATTAACGTTTGCCACTTTCTGAAAAGCTCGGCACACGTCAACCTCAACTAACATCCTTGCGCCATGATTGAGATTTCTCGCGTACGCTTCGCCATTGTATACAAAGTCGCAGCACTCCTCAGTATCACCATTTAAAAGCGGTCTAAACAGCTTTGCTGTGGCAAAATTCAGATACTTATTAACGTCAGCCTGTAAGAGTTCGTTTTTCTTACGAGTAAACTCTTTCAGCAAGTCAAGTTTTCTCTCCCAATCAGCTATCTCCTGATTTAGGTCTTTTCTCTTATCTTCAAGGTCAGCTATGCTATCGTCTATACGCTTGTTATTCGCCACACCAAGCTCAATCTTTGTATCAACCGATGAAACTTGCCTTAACAGTTCGTTTCGCTCGTTTTTGAGCTTTCTGATAAGCTCTGATGTATCATTTTCATCGGCAAGAGCTTTCTCTTTTTCCTCGATTTTAGCTTTAAGCGCCTGATACTCACTGTTGCCTGTCATATCAGTATCAGTAGGTAAGCCTCCAAGCTCTTTAGCAACAGCATCATGTCTTATTGTCAGTTCCGTAAGTTCTGCTTCAAGGTCAGCTATTTCTTTCTTCCTATCCTCGATAGCCTGTTTAAACCCCTTGCTATCATTTGATAGCGCATTTCCCTTATCTTCAAGCTCTTTAAGGTTCTTTGCTTTTCGCTCGTCAAATTCAGCTCTCATGCTCTCTATCTTATCTTCCGGCAATCTCTGACCGCACATCGGACAATTAACACTGCTTTCATCAAAGGAAAGTGCCTTTGCTTTTTTCCAGTCAGCACGTACCTTTGCTAAGTCTATTGCGCAATCTCCAATCTCTCTTTCGGAGCTTTTAATGCTAGCTTTTCCGGCTCTTATCATTGACTCTGTTTTGCGGATTGAAACATCGAAGCCGTCAATCTGTAACTGTAGCTCCATGCGCTTTTTCTGATTTTCGGCATTGGCTTTTCTCTCCATGTCTGAAAGCTCAAATTTAAGGTTCATAATGTCCTCTGTGGCTTTCTGCTTGTCCTCTAAAATTTTGTTATAGTCAGACAGCTTATCTTCAATTTCCTTAAGCTGTGGCTCGTATGTTTTCTTCTGTAGTTCAAGCTCTGCAAGGTCTGTATACTCATTGGTGGAATGGATTGTATCTATCCTTGTTGAGATTTCGTCTCTTTCCTTAACAAGTCCTTTTGAGCCATTCCTACCGCCTGTGCCGTTTAGCTTGCCACGACATACTTTTTTGAGCTGGTCTACGTCCCCATCGTCAAACATCGGTTTAAGTTCGGCAAACTGTGGAAACATATCGCAGATTTCTTCATCAGTACGTGTGCCAAAATAGCTTGCAAGTGCTAATCTCTGCTCTGCCTGTGACTTGTTGAGTAATGTCATGGCATTTAAGCAAAATGGTAATACTCCAAGTTCTGCCATGTTGTCATTGATGTACTGATTGTAGTCAGCCATTTTGTAAGGTACATCATTAATTGAGTAATCAGTAACACTTCCTGTAATCTCGCCTTTTTTGTTGCGTTTCTGCCTTGTAACCTTTTTCAGAGTCTTTGCTTTTCCGTCAATCTCAAAGGTAACAGCTCTTACAATATCAACATCATCAATCTCAACTCCGTTTTCATCATGCGGTCTTATGCCTGTAATCTCTCTGTCGTTCTCATCGTGACAATTCAGCACATCAAGGATAATTCTCTTAACTGTTGATTTGCCGACTTCATTCTGACCGGACAACACAGTTTTCATTGAAAAATCTGTGTCTAATGTGTTTTTGCCGTAGAATTTACAAAAATTCTGCGCAAAAATGTGTACAATTCTCATTGCGTTTCCTCTCTTTCTATTTATTTATGGTTTTTAGAATCAAATTTCCGTGTAGGCTTGATTTTTTAACTACTCTTAAGTATGAGTCTGACTCCGATACAAAAAGCCACTCGCTCGCCACGTAATGAGCCTTGTTGAGCAATAGCTTCTGCCCTCTTGTTAATGGCTTCAATCGGTATCTTGTATCACCTAGCCTAATTCGTCTTACATTGTTGCTCATTTAGTTTCTCCATTTCTTTATCTAGTAACGCTTGAAAGTCAAACGATTTGTCCTTGTGCCGTTTAGCTCGATATAGTTCTTGTAGGTAATCGTTAGCGTTCTGACGTTTCAATTGGCTACCAATCGCAGTAGATGTCAAGATTTCCATTTCCGCTCCCTTCGTCATATACAATACCTTGTATGCCAACAGGAGTATCAACCACACTTCCATGTGGTAAATCATCACTTGCAATCACAACGTACTCGTTTTCATCAACTACAAGCCCATGCTCGTTTAGATGTCTGCCCGGAATATTTAGACCGCCTCCAGGTAACACTCTCTGTGAGTACCACGTATAAGTGTAATCGCCGTATCTGACTCGCCCTAGCTTCTTAAATCGGCTACAACTGTATTTCTTACGGCAAGTCGGAACTGTTGGCTCCTCATAGGTCTGCTCAACTACAACCGGCTCATTTTGAACTACTGTTGGTTCAATCTTTCCTAGCATTACGCTATTTAAATAGGAAGTAACACCGGCTGTCAGCTCAACTTTGCTATCTGCTCTCGTTGCTATTGGCTTTAAGGTCATAATTCCAATTATTGAAATTGATAACATCAATATCAGGTTTCTTTTTCTCATGCGGTTCGCCCTCCTCTATGAGACATATGGCAATCAAAATCAGCCAAAATACTGTTACGATTGCTCCAACGATAATACTCGCTGTCTTAATTCCGTATGCCACCGACAATCCAAGGAAAAATGCAAAAGCTAATGCTCCAAAAATCGAATAGCCACAGCCCACACAGAATTTCTGCTTTAAAGTTCTTTTTCTCATACAATCACTCTCCGTTCTGCGCAAGGAATTTATTTACAAAATAAACTTGTCCTTTGCCTGTAACTTTTGTGGTCTTTGTTTCAAGTGGAAGCCTGTCACCTCTTTCAACAGTTCGTATAACAACCTCAAGCAATCCCATTTCCATTGCTTTTTGAGTCGGAGCTGTCGAGCCTTGACAAACATATCCATTTTCACGTAGCCACTTATAAAGTCGCTTCTCTCCGATTTTGACTCCATTCTGTCTTATCAATTTTGCGACATCCCTTACTAGCAATGATGTTTCACTAGCTGTTACTGCGTCAGCAAATATCTCTTTGGGCTTCATGCGAGCATTATCTTCGATTAGCTTTGTGTTATCAGACTTAAGGCTATCAATAGTCTTATTGGCTATCTTTAATGCTCTAGCCATTACCTGTTCCGGTGTGTTCCATGCTTTCTCTAAATCAATGAGATATTGTCGGCACTGTTTGCCTTTTTCAGTTCTGCTCATAAGACAGATATGTTTTGCCATATCAACTGTCATGTTGTAGTCCTGTAATTCTTTCTCACCGCCATATTGATTGCTCTGTACCTTAAGGTACGCACCTTTGTAATCCTCACCCTCAATAAAAGTATTTGAGTAAGTTTCAAACCATGCGGAAAATCTCTTGCTGACCTCGAGTGCATTATGCAGTTCTCTTGCCGATACCATTTGAGTATCAACATCAACCTTTAAAATCTCATTCATGCTTCTACCTCGCTTTCCTCTGCGTCAGACTCAAACAAGGATTCTGCAATATCGCAATCATCAGTACTGTATTTGTCACATATTTCGCCTAGGAATATCGACTCTGCTATGTCATATTCAACTTGATTTTCTGACATAATTTCTGCGATTCGTTGTTCTCTTGCGTTCATGCTTTCTCCTTTCTTTCTAATCCACGAAACTTTCAACCGGCTCATCAAGATAGCTTGCAATTTTAATCATGGTGTCTAATTTTGGCTTGCTTTTATCTCTCTTCCAATCTGAAAGTAGCATGGGTGAAAAGTTCAAGTCTGTTGCTACTCGGTATGATGTGATACCCTTTTTCTTCAAAATTTGCTCAAATCTCGAATATGATTGAGCATATTTCTTAGAATTATTCATTTTTTACGCTCCTTTCCTTAAAAATATATTGATTTCATTAAGGAAATCCGTTATAATGAAACTTACCAAGACAACAAAATAACAAAATTAAAACCTAGGTTTTAAGGATTCCCTTAATCTAGGTCTAGTATATTATGGTTTTCTTTAATTGTCAAGCATTATTTTAAAGTTTTCCATAATAATTTATGAGGGATTTTTTATGTACGAATACTATCAGAAATTACTAGACGAAAAAGGCTTGAAAAATGCCGATGTTGCAAGAGCTACAGGCATTTCAAACATGACTCTATCTGATTGGAAAAGAGGAAAGAGCGAGCCAAAAACTAAGAATATGCAGAAAATTGCTGATTTTTTAGGAACTACCTTATCATATCTAGTTACAGGTGAAGAAAGTAACCCTATATTTGAACAAGCAAATACAGATTATGAACTTTCAAATATAGACAGCAAGCTCAAAGATTATGTATTTAAGTTATCTAAATTGTCGGATAAAGAGCAAGAAAATATTATGAATTTAATAGATATGATGTATGAAAATACTCAAAATAAATCAAATTAATAAGAAAGGCGGTATTTTAATTATGAGTAAAACTGTTAAATGTCCTAAATGGGGTTGTGATGGTGTTGGCATACCTGTTGATACCAAGAAAAAATTCTCATTCGGTAAAGCACTCGTTGGCAACACAGTAGGCGGTCTCTTCGGGCCTGTCGGTGCCGTTGTCGGTACTGCTACCGGAATTAAAGGCAAGAACGGCAAAACAAAGTTTGTGTGTTCAAAGTGTGGTAACGTTTGGGAAAAGAAAATATAACCACAAGGCAGAGCTTTTACTCTGCCTCTATTTTTCCTTTAATAAATATGTACAAGTACAATAACAGGTCTTTATCTTCCAAGCCCTCAATCATTTTAATTATTTCATCCTTATATTCCATACAACACTACCTCCGATACATCAATTATAGAACATTTGTTCTTAAACGTCAATAAGGACGGCAGAAAAATCCACCGCCCTACCGAAACTTGAAGAGTTCTCTTATTTGAGAACATCATTACTGTAGCACTTTAAAGTGTTTTATTTTGTCGAATATTGACAACATGGATTGCAAAGAATAGATATATTACTACATAATTAATTCCCCCAATAAAATATTACATATTGAACTCTACAACTCATATTCCCTTGTACTATATCTTTAAAAACTACATACCAACTATTATTCATGAATGTTACACCTTCTAAGTGAGCAGGAAAAGCATTTCCGTCACCATTAGATACTAATATAACAATATCAGTAGCAGAGAGAGTTTGTAATCCAAATATCTCTGCTACTTGTTGGAAGTTGAATAATACAAATGAATTATTACCCGATTTCACTTCTTTTATTATAGTGCCAGCTTTAATTTTTATACCATCTAAATTAATTTTAAAATCCGTCTTTAAATTGCCTAAACTCTGGTTTAATTCACCATATTTGTCATTCAAAATCTTACCTTGGCTCGCATCTAATGCACTGCCAGTGGTAGTAGTCGTGAGATTGTTCGCTAAATCTTTAAAAGCAAAGCTTTTCAAATCAGCGAACCACTTCTTAATTTTCTTGAAGCCGACCGACACTTTTTCGCCAGAAACAAGATTTACTCTAGTTGTTGCATCGGCAAAAGTAACTGTTGTATCGCTTATATTTCCATCTTCTGCAACCGCTCCGATATTGGTAGGGGTTATGTTTACATTTCCTCTGCGATAATATACTTCTTTTGCACCTTTTACTCCTGTAACCGGTGTACCAGCTAACACATCCCAGTATCTGTCGATTGTCAGATATACATTACTGCCGGCGGGAATTATATTACCAGCCCCCTCTTTAAAATCTGTGGTCGTAGTAAATTGGTCGGCTATGTTGTACATATCACCAGAGGTTGCTTCTGCTGTAGTGGGCAAGTCAGCAAAATTAATAGTTCCAAGAGGCCTTAATGCTCCGCTGAAGCTCTCAGATATTTCTTTAACTTGTTCTGCGTACTTTTGCGCTTCCGACTCGCTCTTTGCAGAGTTAGTCTCACTTGTCCTAGCATTGGTTTCAGAAGCCTTGGCTTTTGTTTCGCTTGCCTTAGCATTGTTTGCAGAAGTTGACGCGCTAGTAGCAGAAGCCTTGGCATTAGTTTCACTGGCCTTTGCGTTAGCTGCGCTTGTAGACGCATTAGCCTCTGATTTCTTAGCATTGGTCTCAGAAACTTTGGCTTTTGTTTCACTTGTCTTAGCGTTACTTGCAGAAGTTGATGCACTGTCCTCACTTGTCCTAGCATTAGTTTCAGAAGCCTTGGCTTTTGTTTCGCTTGCCTTAGCATTGCTTGCAGAAGTAGCTGATTCTTGAGCTTTGCTTGTGGCAAGTTCTGCCGATTTTTGAGCTTGTGAAGCAGAACTGCTTGCTGAGTTGGCTTTTTCTGCCGCAGCTTGTGCTGATTTTTGAGCCTGTGATACGGATTCTGCCATGCCGTCAAGATAATTCTGAATAAGTCTTTGAATTTCAACGTTAAAATCCTCAACAGTTCCCATTCGCTTAACTATTCCGGGTGCGAAACACATCCATATCTGCTGTTTTTTTGTGTCGGAGTCGGTCGATACTGCCCATTCTCCGGCTTTCATTTTTAAGGGGTCAAACTCCGAGTATGCCCCTCGTCTCATTTGAATTGCCATAAGCTACACCTCGCTTTCATCAATGCCTAATTTCTGACACAATCTTGAAAACTTATCTTCCAATTCATCTATGCGTTTTTGCATTTTATCAATCTTCTGCTCGTCTCCGGCAAGCCTTAAGATTAGGAATTGCTCATAGTTCATGCCGTAGTACAGTGTATCATCATCCGATGTGACTTTATTCTTGAAAATCATATTAAGGTTTTCATCGGCATGTCCTTTATCTTTAAGGTTCTCGATTATATCCTGCGCCATTGCTCCAAAATATAATGGTTTGTCTGAATATCCTTGTCTATTAAGATTGTATTGAAATAAATTAACCGAGCCTACTGCGTCAATATAATCTTGATTAATGGCTTTAATATTCTTTTTTAAGCGTTTATCTGACGAACTCCATACCCAAGTAACATCAACTTGAAAACTTAAGGCACTACCATCCCAGTCGCAGTGATATGTATGCTCTGTCGTGTCGCCACACATCGCGTATCCTCCATCGCTTTCTCTAAATTTTGGCGATTCCACATAGCTTGCTGCATTTAGTATTTTTGCACCAATGCTTCCAAATGGTCCATATAGTGATATTACGGCTTCGTCATTTTTATACATTCTAAAAACGCCACCGTTGCTTTCTAATCTAAATTTTGTCCCCACGTTGTTTGTTGACTCGATTTTAAATTTAGTATCAGACACGCTTCCGCCAGTAAGCGATATTGATGAATTACCAACAATATTTTTACCATTTATTGTCGTTCCGGTAATATTTTCGGCATCAACACTTCCTGCCTTAACGTCAAGTGCGTTTACATAGCTTGTAGTCACTGTGTCTTTGGTTATCTGAGTGACTTTAGCAGTAGTGTCAGCCACATTATCCCAAGCAATTTTCACACTGCTATCAAGTGTCAAGCCCCTATTGTCAAGGGTGACCAGTGTTTTACCTTTTGCATCCTTAACATACTGCACACCACTTACATTGTTTTCCCCGCCTAAAGTAAGTGTTCCACCATGCGCCCAGTCAAAATTAATGCCGATAGCCGACATAATATTGAAAATAGCGTTTCCATTTTTATCAATTCCGGCTTTCCATGTTTTGCCGTAATCATTTGATACAGCCATGCCGTTAGCCGTCATTTTCCACTGTATATTGCTCGAATTAAGGTCGGCTTTATTATGCATAATGTAAATAATTGAGCCATCCTCTTGCACTTGTTCAGTCTTAAAAAGTCCGAGTGATTGAGACATTAGCTGTGTCAGCAATTGCATTTGCTTATCATATACACTTAGTTGTGCCTGCGCAACTTCCCTAGCTTGTACAACAGCCTTTGTCTCATTACTGAATTTATCAGCACTATTTCTTGAAGCATTTTCAGCATCGCACGAAATTTTAGTGCCACTTCCAACTGTAAATGTTCGGTTAGAAATAAAACAGCTATAGGTATTCTGCTTGCGGTCTGTCACAAGTGCTACATCTCCGCTCTCAATCAGTGGGTTTGACAAGAGCGTAGCGTCAAGAGGTCTAAACCTCATGCCACCGATTTTTTTGAAGATATAGTTTGCAACTGTCTGTGCCCTGTCTGCCGAAATAAACGGATTGTCAGAGATTGAGACTACATATCCCTCTTTTCCGGCAAGTGTATTAACATCTTTTGCCTTATCCTCTTTTGAGGTTACAGTTACCTTTACCCCGGTGATAACAACATCATCAGTCGCAACATTCAAGTCTTTTTGCGTGTAAATATTGTGGTAATTTCTCGCCTCCGTGAATGTTCCACCATCAACACTATCTCCGTCAGAATACTTAAATGTTCCACCATCGGCACTATCTCCGTCAGAATATGGTGTAGTTTTTGTGCTAAAAGTTCCACCATTGTAATTTTGGCTCCCAAACTGGCTCATATCATACCAACCGATAAGCAATTCGCCATCGTGACCGCACTTGCCCCACAATCCGCTCAACTGTAAGATGTAAGCTATTACCTGTCCATATGTGAGTTTTTGATTATCGCTTGGTATCTCGTTAATCACGTAATCAGAGTTATCGAATCTCGCCATAGTAAAAGGTACATCACACTTAATACAAGCGTCTCTGACTACCTCATATGCTGTCGTAGGGTAGCTTAAATTGCTATCGTACTCGCGATTGAAATTGTTAATATTGTCAAGGCAAGTAAGCGTTATGAGTGAGCCATCATAACTTGTTTCGCTGACTCTATACTCACCGATTTTTAGTTTTTCGGTTGTGCCGTCAGAAAAGCTTTTTGAAACATATGCCGTTATGCTTGCCTTATCAAAATCATACTTATTATAATCTTCATAAATATTATTCAGCTTAATTTTCAGTTTTCCGGCAATCAAAGCCCCGATTGTGAAAGTACCATTGCTCGATGTTGAGTCATTGACCTCAAAGCCATTCGCCCACAACTCACTATCACTAACAGGGATTTTTTCACCATTAGTTGTAACTATGTCGGCAAAGCAATTTACGTTTATATCGTTGTCAAGCATTACTGCCCTTTGCCATTTAGCTGATACGTTTAGCATTTAATCACCGCCTTATTCTTCTATGAGAGGAAAGCTTAATACCTCATACCTCTTATTGCCAACAGTCCATATCTTGATAGGTGCGCTTCTGTCACCTACATAGAATGTACGTGTTTCGTCAGTGCCACTCATAGCGTCAGGATATGTCACTCTGATATATTCGGGGTTCACCATTTGAAGTATCTTTGCTGTCCTAGCCTTGTCTGTACCATTCCACGACAATTTAAGCTGTCGCTTCTGCGCTATTCTATTCTTGTGCATTTTGCCGTCTTGTGTTCGTCCACTATCACTTGCAGACACATCAATCAAGCTCCATTCAAAGCTTGATGGAGTAGGTAATTCCACTCCGTCTACTAACATCATTGCCATATTGTTACCTCGCAAAAAGACACCCACGCAAGGGTGAGTGTCTTAGCCAAATTCATTTGCTACAATATATCGTTGTCCATGCTTTGCTTTACCTACCTGTGTCATGCGATAGAGCGTTTCGCTGTCGCATTTGAACACGTTTTCAATGATAGGTGCAGAGTTTCCGCCGGCATTAGAGTTCATCATTACTTGTGCCATGCCCTCCATGACAGCCTGTTTAATTCCCTCTGTAATCTGTTGATTGTTTGCAACTACATTTCTACCATTTGAGAATTTACCGACTAACTCATTGTGATTAATAAAAGCCATGCCGTCCTCTCCCCTTGGGAAAATTCCACCACTAGCGAGCCTTGGAATGTGCACTTTCGGGACTAACGATACTCCGTTCCAATTTGCACCAGCCACCTTAGCGGCCATAGAAACAACTTTGTTAAATCCTCTTAATAAAGAGTTAATTCCACTGACAACAAAATTAACGCCGTTTTCTATTTTAGAAATAACGTAGTTCATGGCTCCTGTAACGCCGCCTCTTATTGAACTCCACACATAATTAAACGCGTTTGTAATTCCGTTTTTCATGATATTAAAGCAGTTTGTGATAGGTGAAATAACATTGCCATTAAACCAACTCGCTACTCCTTGCCACGTAGATATAACAAAGTTCTTTGCTACGCTAAGTGCCGATGTTATGCCAGCTTTCAACATATTAAAAAAGTTTGAAATCGGTTGTATTACTGTACCGCTAAACCAACTTGCCACCCCTTGCCATGTTGAAAATACAAAATCTTTTGCTGTCTGTATCGTTGTCTGTATAAACGTTTTTAAAAAGTTAAACAGATTTGAAATTGGAGTAATCACATTATTATTAAACCAGCTTGAAGCTACTATCCAAATTGCTTGAATTATTATCCAAACACCTTGAAAAATCTGTTGTGCTCGTGTAGCAAAGCCTTTAAAAAAGCCAACTATCGGCTCAATTACTGTGGAACTAAACCATTTCGAAGCTCCTTGCCACACAGTTACTATGTCTTTCCATAGAGAGCCGAAAAAGCCACTTATGGTTTTCCACATATCTTTAAAAAACGAAACTACAGGCTCAATGACATTTCCATTGAACCATTCGCCAGCCGTTGAAAATAGTTCACAAATTGTGTTCCAATTATCTTTTACTAAAACAACGATTGTTGATACTGCTGCCACTATTGCTCCAACAATTACCGCCGGCAATGCTGCCACACCAGCTAATATTGCTCCGATTGTGGCTAATGCAACACCTATTACCATTAAAAGCTCATTCACCCAGCTAAATCCGTCTTTTAGCATTTTGACAAAATTTACAATAGATAAAATTGTTCCGGCTATTGCCGAAAAAGCAGAACCAATTGTTGCTAATAGGTCTGCTGCCCCTGTTCCGAATGCAGCCGTTATTGCATCACCCAAACTTAAACCACTGAATAATCCTTCTATGAGTAATCCAAGATTTGTTGATAGTGAAGCAAAAATGGTTTTAAATGCTTGCATTATTGCCGTTCCAATACCGGCTCCTTCTACAAGCTCAAATCCAATTTTTGAAGCTATTGCCTGTGCTATCGCTTTTGATAATGATTTTCCAATAAAAGCGAGTGCCACTGAACCCAATTTTAACGAAATTATCTTTTTTATCAGCAATGTGCCAACTATTATCTCAACAGTTTTAATGTCCAAATTGCTTAAAAAGTCCGTAATTCCTTTGAGTACGTCTTTCCACGACACATTTTTAATTGCCGTGGTTAGCATGGTGTATATTCCTTGTACCCATGCATTAATAGTTTTTGCTAGTAACGCAAAATCAAAATTCTCAAAGAATCCATTAATGCCGTTAGCAATCGACAAGCCAAAATTAGTCCAGTCGAATGTTGTACCGAATGAATTGAGAAAATGCAAAGCCGTGTTCAGCGAACCGGCTATTGTTGCGCCCAAATCATAAAAGAGCCTTGGGCTGATTAAACCATTAAGGAAGTCTGCAAGTCCTTTTCCGAAATTGTCAGCTTTCTGATAAATCTTCTTCCAATCAATGCTCTCCATAGCACTCGCAAGAGCGTCACCGATGTACTTTCCGAGTGAGTATAAATCTTTGATTGATGATTTGTATTTTTCGAGCAATCCATCGGTCTTTTTCAGTGAGCTATTAACACCACTGTCAGCTCCACCGCCACCTGAACCGCCACTGCCCGAACCTCCACCACTGCCACTATCGCTGTTATCGTCAAGTGCGTGTATCTCATCTATGCTAAGCAATGTCTTTTTCAGTTTTTGGGCTTTCTTATTAGAACTATCAGCGCTATCGCCAATATCACCTACTCCGCCAGCTATGTCCTCCATGCCGTCAACAGTAGCACCGCCACCGCTTATCTCGATAGTCCATCCGAAGATTGCTCCGAGCGCGTCAGCTACAGTTCTTGTGAAGCTAATAACCTTGAGCATTACTTTACTTAAGGCTTGGACAAATGGCTTTAAAGCATTGATTATTACGCTACCTATGATACTGCCCCATGCTTGGAACTCTTGTTTAAGGACTCTTATACTGTTGGCCCACGTATTAGCGGTCCGAGAGAAGTCCTGCTGTGCAGCTTGCGTATTTGCCATGACATAATTATATCTTAGCAATACCTTTTCAGCTTGCGTCATTGACTTGATATTTGCGTCAAGTCCGTTTTTCATAGCCCACTCCGAAAGAGTGGCTTGTGTTAAATCAAGTCCGTATCTCCTTAATGGTGCGATTGTTCCCGAAAAAATGGATTGCAAGCTCTTTGCAACATCAGCTTGGTCTACATCGTAGAATGAAGCCATATCACCAGCTAATCTTGTAAGATTAAGCGACATATCAGCCATACTGTCTGTAGTCTTGTATAGCGTGTTATTTTGGCTCATAAGGGCTTTATTTGCCACTGCCGTACCATTTGCCACTTGCTCCGATGAAATACCTATAGAAGTACCTAACGCTTGGAAACGGCTTGATATTTGCTTAACTGTCAGCTCCGACATTCCAAAGTCTTGAATTGATGTTTTTGTAAAATCATCAACCTTACTTGCCATATCACCAAACGTGGTATCTACTACGTTTTGAACCTCTGTTAATTGGCTTGCTAAATCAACTGCACTGCCTATTTTTCCTACAGCTCGCATAACCATCCAATAAGTTGCGTAAAACTTACCGATAGTTGAAGCTAAGCCCCTGAATCCGCTTCTTGTACTCTTAATCGACTTAGTTGTGTTTGAAAAGCCTGTTACAAGTGACCTACTAGCCGAGCCGACTTTTGAGCCTTGCTGTGACAGATTAGCAAGTGCATTAGTCATTTGAATAATGTTGTTGCTGACTCTCGGTGCGCTAGATAATGTTGTCATTACCTCTTTCAAGGCGTTGCCAAGGTTTCTGATGTTCTCCGCAGCATACCCAGCTGATTTTGAACCGAGCTTTGAGATTGAAGCCGTTAGCTGTGTAATCTCTGCTGATTGCTTTGAGATACTCGCAAAGCCCGACAGTTCTGTTGCCATGCTCTTTAAGGCACTTGCCGAGCTGACAAGTCTTGCAGTATCAAGGTTGCCAAGCTTTTCCATGTTTGTTGCAATCTTGCTAAAGGTACGTGTGTCAATACTGCTCACGCTTCTAAGTGATGTTGCAAGTTGCGACATTCCGCTCGCAAAATTGCTTATGCTTGCACCATTGAGGGAATTGAGAGTACTTCCAAGTCCTTGCAACTTAGCTTGTAAATTGCCTATGGCTCTAGTCGCTTGTTGCGCGTCCGACTTGATTTGAAGCTCAATGCTCTCTGCCATTTTCTCACCTCCCTGTATGTAATAAAAAAGAGAGCTACACTAAAGTAGCTCTCATGTATTTAGTCTTTGAGCAGATAGTATGTTGTAATTAATCCAACATATCCATCTTGCTTAAGACATCTATTCTTTTGACATACTTTGACACATTTAGTGAGATAGTCCGTCCATTTGCCGTAATCGGTATCAAGTTTGTAAAAATGACACTTGTCGTGTAGAGTTTTTCTCAGCCACTTAATGGCTGTCGGGCAGTTATGTCTCTGACCGCTCCACAAATTGTGATTTTTAGCAAATCTCTGTGAATTAACTCCAAATCTGCCATCTTCCTTAAGTTCGTCTGTGTCAAATCCGATGTTCATAGCATGTTGCCATTTTCTTACATCATCATTATCGAGGTAATATTCCTCATTGCCTTTCCAAGCGTTATTCTTTACCGGAGTTGCTATTGGTGCCGAACTATTCTCTATTCCATCACCCTTATTAAGCTCAATGTATAGTAAGTTAGCATCTGTGCTGTTATTCAGACCGCTACAAGTAAATGCGCTCGAATACTGCCAACCATACAGTGAATGCTGTATAACAGGCTTCTTTGTGCTATTAGGCTCATCACCAATAGACATCCCCTTAGTTGATGGATAGCGCGCAATCCAAAACGGACAATTAATCTGATTTGCGTATGGCGCAATGTATTGATTGTAAAAGCTAAGCCCTGTGTATACACCAAAGTTAAGCCCGGCACTCTTGATAACGCTCTGATATGCGTTGATAATATCAATAAGTGTCTGTCCGAGTCCTTGTTGGCACTTATCCTCAACATCTAACCAAACGAAAGTTTTTCTTCCATTAAGTACCTCAATCACTCTCTGTGCGTCTGTCTTTGCCTTGTCTACTGTTGTAGCGTATGAGTAGTTGTAAACACCTTGTATCGGCATTCCTACATCAGTACAGCCTTTCCAGTTTTGCTCAAAGGTTTTATCCGGATTAAGGTCTTTGCGGATTATTTTAAGGATTGCAAATTGCACTCCAGCCCACTTAACCTTACTCCAATCAATATTTCCTTGATATGACGATACGTCAATTCCTTTATATGCCATATTTTCACCTCATTAATCAGGACTTTCAGGTAATCCCGACTGTCTTAATGCGTTAATTCGTTGCTTCATTTCGTATACGGCAATTTCCTCATTAGACTCCTTGTATTTAGGCTCGTTATCTTTTGAGTATTGCTCATTTAACGATTTTTCAATGTATTTTGCTCTTGCTTTGTTGCCATTTAAGGCTCTGTCAATCGCTGTAAGAGTTGCGCTTATTCCGTATGTGCCCCACCAAGCCCACATGTTGGAGTCGGCTTCTTTTTGCTCGAGCATATAAGCCTTTGAATAAGGCTCTAAATCAGCCGGACAAGACATGTCTATGTCCTCAACGCTAAATCCATAGCCTTTAGTTGCCAAAAGCCAATATGGGCGGATTTCGTTGCAATATACTTCCCATGTAAGCTCTTTTACTTCTTGATTGGTTTCTTCTTGGCTGTCTGTACCTCTTTCGCCAACATCTTGGATAAAAAACTGTTTTTCTCCATTTCCGCAGACAAGTCATTATAGAGTGATTGTAAATCTCCGCCCTCTTCATTCTCCGGGTCGAGGTAATCGTCAAGTAAATCGTATACCTTTACAAGCTGTTTCTCTTTTGCTTCTTTATTGTCAAAATCAAAGCCAAATTCGTCAGCATGGAATTTCTGTAAGCCCACGAGTAAAAACTCCGGTAAAAATTCAAGCATGTTGTCAATGACTTCAAGCCCCTCGCCCTGTTGCTCCATTCCTACGAGCCTTGGAATAATTTTATTCTTAACTACCGGTGCATATCCGAATTTAACTGTATACTCTTTTCCATTTAATTTAATTTTCATTTTATCTTTCCCTTTCTCCCTAATTTATATAGGGAAAGAGGCAGTATTAAAACTGCCTCAATTACCTTACTATATTGTATCTTCAAGTTCGCTGTCAGCCGTGCTATCATCATAGCCAACCGCTACGGCTTTTTCCGATTGGCTCACCCTTTTTTTGTGAGTGTGATTGCTGTTGGATAGCCTTGGTCATCCTCTGTTACCGCAACCTTGTAGTTATCCTCAATCCACTTAGGCACTGTCTGAACTGATACAGTCGCAGTTCCTGTTAAGTGGTCATCGGAAGCTTCACTTGGGGCGAATGATTCCTGACCGATAAAAGCGCAGATACCCTCTGAACCTTTTCCGTCTGTACCATAAAGAATGATAAAGTCGAGCTTCTTGCCCTCGTTAGTTACCATCTCATCCTTGTACTTTTTCTCGAAAGCTCCCTCGACTTCCATGGAACCGGCTGAACGTCTACCCATTTCCTGTGTCTCTACTAAATCTTCAAGAGTTGAAGTATCTACCATATTCTGTGAACCGAATGGTGAGGGAATTGATTTTGCTCTAAGTAAGAGCTTGTAAGTTCCAGCCCAGTAATCGCCACTTGTGGCAGATGCGGTTGGTGTCTTGTAAGCAATTCTACTTTTTAATCCTGTTGCCATTTGTATTACCTCCTAATTTTCATAAAAAAATAAGAGCCAAAAAGCTCTTATAATCTATCGTTCCAGTCAAATGACCGCCTAGCACGTAATGTTGCTGTCCATAATTTGCCGTTTTTCCTAGCAAATGGGGCTGTTGTCAGCTTGAATGACATAGCTTTGTATTCATTAGCCACTGCCTGTGCCACATTCAAGGCTTCTGAACGGCTTTTATTCGTTGTAACAATTACTTGTGCCGTAAATAACACTGTATTTATTCTTTCGCACTCTAAATCCTCATTCTGTTCAATGGGTTCAAGTGCTTGAACTAGCGCTGTTGGGAAACTAGCCGTTGCACTGTCCGACTGTTCCTCTTGTGTGAATTTTAGCTTGGGATATTTAGTTTTCAATTTTTTCTCACATCGGGTTTTCACAATCGCATATGTGAGATTTTCAAGGTCATAAACCCATTGATTTTGACTCGCCACTTTATCTCACCTCAACTAAAATTTTTCCGTGCCGTTCTCATAATGTCGTTTTCCATTTCTACAAACGCGTGATACATCGGCATTGTAGGTGTAATGCCGTATGAATGGTGTAATTCTCCGCTTTCGTCCCTCCAATACCAACCCTCACTATCGAATGCGTGTGTCTGCCCTGGGAAAGTTCCTTGACCGCCTCTTGCATCATTGAAGTGCGGTTTAGCTTTCCAACCTGAGCCGTATTCAGCCATTAGCAAAGGCGATACATCAACTGTCTTAAGCCCATCTGCCGTCTGCCATGTGCTTTGTATCTGCCCTGTTTCTGTTGCAAGAATAATAGCTGTACAGCCGTCTGTTGTATCTTTAATTTCGTAGCTAAACGTGATATAGTGTCCAAAATTGCCTGTATTTGCTTGTGCTACAGCAATGCCATTACTAGCAAGCTCTCCGACAAATGCTATGCACTTGTCTTGTAAGCGGTCTTTATATCTTTCGAGCTTATCTATCGCATCTTGTATAGATTTTTCTGTCAGAGAAACGTCAATCTTCATAATTACACTTCTTTCACGACTGCTTTCAACATGTATTTAACTGAATAGAGAGAGGGTTTTACTCCCACTATTGTAAAGTCTGCGGAAGTTGAATCAACTAATCCGTTTTCGCCCTTTGTAGGCCCGCTATCAAGCCAAATAACGTCACCTTTTTTAAAGGGGTATTCTCCTCTGTCTGTCAGCAAAACAGCGTCAAAATCAGCCGTATTAAAGCCATATTCCTTGTTCTGCGCTTCTCCTCCGTCAAATGATATATTCGCCCGAAAATCAACCGGCTCTGAAAAGCCTGTTTCCTCGTGGGTGTAGTATATCTTCTCTCCGTCCTCTGTTTCGTAAAACTTTAGATTTCCGTCCTCGTCTTTTTCATAGACTGTGACAGTTTGACCTTGAAGCGCGTATTTCATGGCTTGCTTATTAATGTCAAGCATTGTTCTTTACCTGCTTATAAATCTGATTAACACCTGTGCTTGATAGTCCGGACACAATTCCTACTGCAATTGCATTAAGAATGTCATTTGCTGGAAAGTCCGGTATTACATACATACCTATGACGCCTAAGATACCACCCGCAACTCCTACGATTATAGGAATGTAATTATCCTTAATGTGTGGAATTGCTTTGGCTCCTAAACCTATCAGATATGTTATTACAACGATTGCAACTACTGTTGATACTGATGTTATATCCATTCTGCTACACCTCCTTATCTTCATTAAGTCGTGCTTCCAATCCGTCTATTCGGTGGTGTGCCGACTTTACGCTTTCCTCAACTTTAATAATCCTGTTGTCATGAGAATTAAGTTCTCTTCTCATTTCTGTGACTTCATTCTTTATCTCTGTTGTGTTGCTTGATATTGTATCAAGTTTCATATTTATGCGTGTATTTTGCTTTACACGCTCCGTAAGTTCTGCGTTGTCAGACTTTTTGTTGTTCTTAAGATTTAGTCCTAAGGTAAACAGTCCGAAAAAGACGGAAAAAGCAACTGAAATAATGCTTATAATTACTGCTATTGGCATTGATATACCGCCTTTCGTCTTTGGTAATTGGCACACCGCCCACCACCACTTAATGTGTACCGCCTGCTACCACTTTACCGACATCAGTAAAATGGTAACGCACAATCTTCTTATTTTTTATATAATGCCCTATAGGCAAGATTTATAGCACTTTGACAAAAGGAAATACTCCGACAAACAGTTTATCTCTGTCTTTCCATGTACGGCTCACTCCACCCTCACTTAATGCGCTCATGTAGTTCTCACCGGCTTGTGAATGGTCGTAGACAGCAAGATTGATAATAACGTTCTCAAACTGCTTTAAGTCGGCAGTTATATCATCATCGGTGAAAGTGTCCGGATAACACCTTTTTGCTTTTACATCTTCCGTGGCTTGCCTAATGAGCTGTTCAATGAGTGGGTTATCTTCCTTGTTGTCGAACACTACCACATCAGATGTTGTTTCATCATCATTCGTGACTGTTTCAATATGAAATTGTTTAAGTCTGATTTTGACTTGTTCTAATGTGGTGTATTCCATGCCAAGCTCCTTATAATCCAAACTTTTCAATTAACATTTTCTTCAAGTCACCGCCATTTATTTCTGTTGCATTTTCAATACCATTTTCACTCGCAAGCTTTTTTAGGTCGGCTGTTGACATTCTGTTAATTTCTGTTTTTGTGTATGGTGTTTCAGGTGGGTTCATAAAATCAGAAGGCACCGAATTGCTATTGCTTTCCGGTACCTCGTCTCCGACTTTATACCACACTCCATCATGCTTTATAGAGTGCGTTGCTATCATAAGCCTTAATCCTCCTTAACTTTGAGAACCATAACGCTATCCATACCCTCGAATGTAGGTAATCCAATCATAGATACAATACAGTGAGTATTGATAGGATGATTTGTAGCATATGTGTATACAGATACACCTGTCTCAACAAGTGAGAGGTTTCCGTCTGTGATACTTCCACTTCTTTCCTCTGGAGTCTTACCAAATGTGTAATCGCCAAGGAATACTCCGGCAGACTGCGCAGATACAATGCCTGTTGGTACAAAGTACTGTGTCTGTCCTGTCTCATCAACATAGAGCTTATCGTATACTTCAATCTCGATACCATATCCTCTAAGGTATTCAGTAACCTGTCCTTGCTGTAATCTGATACCGCCATTGTAAGCAGTGATACCGAGTACCTGTTTCTTTGTGTCCTCTGCCTTAAGCACCATTTCCCAAGTCTCTGTATTCATGGTAAAACGTGTAAGTGAGTAGCCTGTAGCCTTTGCAAAGTCTCTACGAGCTGTGATAAGGTCATCAAGCGGTGCACATGTGGTAGGCTTATCCCATGCACTTGTGCCGGTAATTGACTTAAAGTGCTTTTCCTTATGCTCTGCACCATTGTCGGCTGTGTAATCAACGACATAGTTCTTATCGCCAAGTACAACCTTTACCTTTGGTACACCATCTGTAGGTGCAAGTAACTGCCAAATCTGTCTCTCCGGTACAACTAATGCGCCCTCAATTAACATCATTGGTTTCTTAGAGATTTCACGTAATACGTTATTGGCAAGGCTAGAGTTTTCAGAAGTTCTGTAATTGTCGTACTCCTGCTCCTCTTTCTCTGTTACCATATATCCCTCACGATAAAATGGCATTGAGTTCTGAATGTCAGAGAAGCCTCCAACATCTCTTAACTCTGCCTGTGCATCAAAGTTTGAAGCTTTGAGTGATACCGGCAGTCCGTTCTTACCCTTGATGAATCTAAGGTCGAGCGAGTCCTGTTTACGTGTTCCGAATTTTTGTCTGCCAAGATAAGGGGCAGTTCCTAATGTCTTTTTGTAGTTATCCCACATTACACCGAGGCTTCTCGCTGTAAATGCTTCTGCTAATGGTAATGCCATGTTCTTCTACCTCCTTTTAGACCTGACTTGCTACAATCTTTGGTGCGCCATAGAAAGTAACTCTAGGTGTTGCAGTTCTAGCTGCATCTGCGATTGAAAGTGACTTAACTTTCTCCCAATCAATAGTTCCTTGATATACATATGTTCCAGGTGCGTCACCCATCGTTACATCTACATCGTGTAACAGATAACCCTTGCACCCTGCGTCATTGTTTGGGAATGGTGTACCGGCCGGTACAATCTTCATTCCGTTTTCGTCTGCCTTTGATACCATAGTCTGCGTTACAAGGCACGCTGCACCCTCATAAGGGAAAAATTTTAAAATTCCTTTACCCTGTGTAAAGTCTCTTACGATTGGCTTTCCCATCGTTCTACCTCCTGTTTAAATTACATAGCTGTTTTGACTTTCAGCACTTGCAACTGTACCGAATGAGATTTGTTCTGCATTGGCTACATCTGCCGGCTTTGAGTCGGGTTCATTATTGTTACCGCCATTGTTTGGATTAGGAGTATCTTTGAGTGCGTTTTTCTCATACTCCGCTATCGCATTGGCTTTCATGTCGGAAATAATCTTGCCAAGTGATGTTGTGTCAAAAGAGCCATCCTCTTTTACTACTGTCTTTGCCTGTTCAGCAGTAATGCCAAAATCAGACATTGCACTCTCTCGTAAATCTCTGACAGCGTTATCTTTCTGTAGCTTGGCTATCTGCTGATTGGCTGTCTCTAAGGCTTTATTTGCCTTTTCAAGTTCAGTCATGTTGCCAGCCTGTAAATCATCAAGCTGTGCCTGTAGCTCGTCAGCTTTGTCGGCTTTAGCCTTGTACTGATTGGCTTTCTCTTTCTCTCTTGCCGTTTCCTCACCGCTCTTGTTAAGCAGATTTGTTATCTGCTCATCCGTTGCGTCCGGAAAAAGCTTCAAAACATCATTTCTTGTCATTTCAATTACCTCCGTAACTCACGCTTTTGTTATCGCTGGTCGCACCAGCCGAGTTTTTCTGTTGTTTAACGCACAACTGCAAATTTTTGTATAATAAAAAGCAACCTATAAGTTTTCCTTACAAGTTGCTCATTATTTGTAATATTTAAGACTGCATCTACACCCTGCGATTTCTTTTACCTGTGCCCCTAGCGAATGGTCCTTTGGAAACATCATCAGCGAATTTCCAACCTCAAACGACTCAAAAATATTAATTCTCTTTCTGTCAACTTCTGCATGTGTAGGTCTGACATGTGAATCTTCTTTTGAGCGCCATTCTTTTGTTTTGTAACCTTGTTTTACCATTTCAGTTTGCAATCTGTAATTGCCGACCGCATTAGCTTCATTCGCAGCTACATTTTTTGCTCGCTTCTGTGAAGTAAAATACTCTACTTCGGTATTTTGTGTGGTAGCGTCAACTACCTCATTCACAATGTACCTGGCATAATCCGTAATATATGAGGGTGTTCTCTTTACTTTACAGTATTGTGTGGCAATGCTCTCATATCTGATGATAAATTCTTTAGTGATAGTGGTTATCTCTGTTTCTTCCTTGCCGGACAGCAAGGCAAATAGCATAACAAAGATTTTTTCAAACTTTTCAGCAAGTTTTTTTCTATCTTCCTTTTCTTCGTCCGTCAAATCCATCTCGCCAAAATATGTTTCGTAATCTATGTCTTGTATTTCATTTTTGTTAAGTGCGTGGATTTCGTCTGCCATATCAAGCTCCAAAATAAATTGACAGCCAATTATTCATCGGCTGTCTTTCCATTGTTCTTATCATCGTTATTATTGTTAGGTGTAGCTGTTGTCGGCTGTTCTTCCGGGAATAACATTTCCATGCGCTTAGCACTTTCAAGAGTGACTTGTTCAGGGTCGCTAAACATGTCAATCGTCTTGACGGCTCTTTTGTAATTGATACCGCACCTAAGTAATATCTCAAGCACTTCTGCCTTAACAAGCATGTTGTCTAGCTTATTATGATTAATGTGTATCTCAACATCACTAGGCATAAGCGTAAAGCCCTTGTTAATTCTCAGCCTGTTAAGAATAAGCCTAAGTGCCATTCTCTCTGATTTCTTAAGGATAGGCTCATTAATAGCCGTTCTAAGTCCGGCATCATAATGTCCGTTTCTCAATTCTACAGCCGAGCCGGTGTCACCGCCTGTGTTGCCCTGACGATTCGCAAGGCCTTGAATGCTCAAAAATCTTTCAAAAAGGTCAGTAAATACCACTTGCCCTTCTGTCTGATTAAGCTCGCTCGTCATTACATCAACATCAGCCTTGTTGTCTGAACCATTGTTAGATTTAACGACCAATGCTCCCTCTTGTCGCATTTTTCTGAATGTATCTATGTCAATCTCGCAATTAACGAATTTCACCCATGCAGACACAAACTGCTCAACACCATTAATTCTGTCTGATGTAAGCACGTTAATAGCGTCTGTGATTGCAATAGTCATTTCAATATCAGATAATCGCCTTGCATTGTTCGGATATTCAATCACCGGAATTGCTCTGTTGCCGTTTATTCCGCTTGCATAAATCTTGTCGTTGCGAATGTCAAACCACTCATTATCAGTGAACACATAATAAATATTTGCTCCGTTCTCGTCCTCTCCGATTTGACAGGAGAATGCCGGACGTCCGTTTGAGTAGTATGCTACAAAGGTATACATTGGATTTTCAGAAGATAAGTAAAAATCGCTCTCATCAAGCAACTGTCCTTGTCCGTCATCATTACCGATAAATCTGTAGCCGGTACCGCATATACTTCTCCAACGATGTATGTCTATATCGCACTCCTGTTTGCTTTCCGAGTCCATTGTAATGTTAAGCTGTGTGATTTCTTCCGACTTATGGTTATCAGTGCCACGTAGCACATATTGAATTGGCTCGGCACACATCTCTGCGGTTTTGCGCTCGACAAGCTCATATGCAAGGTTTACAGCAATCTTGTTATTGATTTCCGGACGATTCACCTTTTGCCGATACAAAATCGGTTGGTCACCACGGTAATATCTGTCAAGATACTCAATCTCAATAGCGTTTTGCTCGTGAATCACAAGTGCTTTATTCAGTTCTTCGATTATGTTGTTTTTTGTGATTTGCCTTTTCCTCGTGAAAATAACTTGTCTGCCGTAATTATTGTGGCAGACAGCTGAAAAAGGTCTTACGTTTTTATGAGCATATCTATACATCAATAAAACCTCATGCCACTTGCAGAAGTTCTCTGTGGAACCTCTTTTATCTGGAATTCTTGTGTGCCAGCCCAAAACCATATCCATTTACGGCAGTGCGTACACATTACTTTGTGGTGCTTCTTATCGCTTTTATTTACCCACGTTAATAGCTTTCCGCAACGAGGGCACATTACACTTCGTTTTCCTGTTGGTACAATATTCTGATTATTCATGTTGTCCTCGTTTCACTAAAAACGGCACCCACAATCTGTGAGTGCCGTTTCTAAAAGAGATTTTACGCAATGAACGAATTACGATTTTTTCATAGTTATATTATAACTGTCAATTTTTTAAGTGTATATATGCAATGATATGCAAAACTATGCACACTACTGCACATTTTCAAGATATTCTTTTCCGTAAAGCCTTTCAAACTCTTGCAAGGCTCTGCCGTGGATTGTAAATATCTTTCTTATGCTCCAATTTGTAGCCTGGGCGATTTCTTCAAAAGTGTTTTGATTGACATATCTCATTGAGAGTACATGATAGTAGTCAGTATTCTCCATACTATCAATTTGACCGATAATATGATTTCTTTTTCTCATAAATTCATCAACAAGTCTGTCTGTGTCTTTTTCCAAGTCCACAATTTTAGTTACTGTACTGCCTAATTTATCTTTGTCAGATGAAACATCAACCGCTTCTTTGTCCGTTGAAACAGTAACGCTACATGCTATTGTCTTAAGCCGGTATATTTCAGACAGTTTGTTTTGTATCATTTTATCTAATCTGCTAATTTGGTTTAAGTAAGTTTTTGTATTCATTAATAAAGCCCTCCTCTGAACGGATTATGTACTGCTTCAACCTTTGCTATCCTACTGCCTTGCGTCATTCTTAAGGCAAAGTTTGAAAAAACATCAGGAACATCATCGAGCTGTTTTTTACCTGTTACCGAATATCGTTTCAGCAGTGATACCATTACTCCATAAGGCTCATTAGGCTTATAAAGTGATTGGTCTTTAAAAATAATATGTTGTAAAATCCAGTTAGAACACTGAAAAATACGTGCTTCCTTATTTGTCTCTGTCGGTACATCAGTGATGTTGCATATCCACCCTTTATTTTCAACTCGCTTATTAACTTCCATAGCCACTCTGTCACCACCGGCATTACGCTCAAACTCGCACTCTTGTACCTGATTATTAACTAATGTGTTTGATGCATTTTCATACTGCATTTCATAGTCCGCCGTATTATCACACACGCAATCAACGCAATAATAATCCTCGCCATATTTTTGCAGTATCGGCATAACAAAATAGTCTGTGCCTTTTCCTTTTGTATCGCATTGAGCTGTGATAATTTCCGGCTCGCCATGTGGCAGATTGAAATATCTGCGGATTTTATCGTCAGGAAACAATAAGCCCTCACGCTCGATAGGTTCCTGTTTATACAAACACCGGTAAGAGATTTCGTCCATGAGTAATTGTTGGTCGGCAAAAAACTCTTTCGTAAAACCACCATACTCATAATCAAAATTGCTTTCCCCTGTCACCGGGTCTACATCGGGAACCGATATTGTTTTGACTCTTGGATTTCCAATATACATGTTTTGAATGCGTCCAATAACATCATGTACGCTCCAACGAGTGGCAATATGTATCTCTTTGCATGGCTTTCCGTCCGTATCTTGCGTTTTACGCTGTCTCGCGTCTACTGCGTATTTATCCCATAATTTATCAAGTATTGTAGGATTTAAGGCTTCCTCAATTCCACCTATCATATCATCAACTAACAAAAATTTACTTGCACGGACTTTTCCGGCATTCTTACTTCCAACAGAAGTGCATTGTACTGACGGAAAAGGCTTGTATTTTCCAATATTGAATTGCTCCATTTTGGCATTCGTGCTTGTAACTGATAGATTAGGGAAAATGTCATGCCACGCATAATCATCATCATTGGTAACAATGTCGTATACTCCATCGTAGTACATTCGTGTAATGTCACCACTGTGTGAATAAAATAGGCTGTAATCTTTTGGAAACCAACCGGCAACTGCCGAATGAAAAAATTTCTCAATCGTACTCTTTCCAGCTCCGGGCACTAGACTCACGCACAATATGTCGTATTTATCATCAATCATGCCTTGTAATGCGTCCACAAGTCCGATTTTGATTAGTTGTTTCCTGCGTGGCATATAAAACCGGTCTTTAGGCTCACGCTTTTTCTCTATGTACTGAAAATAGCTGTCAACTATTTTGTTTTGGGCTTCGAGTAACAAAACCTCATATTTTTTGTTTATCAGCTCATAAGTGGTTTTGTGGTCGAATGCGTATTTTTCCAAATCCCAAATAGTACCGCCTGTTTTAGCCGTGCAGAAGCCCTCTATAAGCTCTTTCGCTCTCTTAGTGAGTTGTAGTCCATACTCAATATCTTTCTCGCCGTTTATGGCTACACTGCAAGCGTCTACATAGGCATTAATTACTTGCTCGTCTTTTCCGTTATCCTTTATGTAGTTTTCATATCCGTTTACTGTGGAAATAAGGCTCTGAGTAGCCATAAGAAAAGCACCTCCACTTTTAAAAAGCAAAGGTGCTTATAGACCTCTGCCTATAATTTTTCTAGGGTAGCGACTACAATCAATCTGTAGCCGGTAATTGTTTTTATTCGTTTGCTTTGAAATTGTAAATCGGTTTTATAATGTCAACTATTTCAACAGTATCTTTTATATTTCCAATTATTTCATCCATTGTTTTATATGCCATAGGACTTTCATCAATCGTAGATGTGTTTACAGATGTTGTAAATATTCCATCCATTGCTTTTTGATACTCTTCTAGCAAAATGCTTTCTTTTGCTTTTGACCTGCTCATTGTTCGCCCTGCTCCATGCGGTGCTGAATAATTCCAATCTTCATTTCCCTTGCCAATTCCCAAAATGCAACCGTCACGCATGTTTATTGGTATTAGTACTTTTTCCCCCGCTTTTGCAGAAATAGCACCTTTACGAACAATATTTGTATCGTGTTCAATGTAGTTGTGAATCGTTTGAAATCGTTCCGTTTCTTTTGTAACTTTCCAACCCATATAGTAGCAAATAATGCTCTGAATGGCTCTTCTGTTAATTTCCGCAAACTCTTGGCATAATTTCATATCGTGTAAATACATTTCTCTATGTTTTCCAACAAGATATGATAACTCTCTAGGGATTTTAGTTGTATTTGCTTCGTAGGACTGCTTTAATTCTTTGATAGCCTTGCTGATTTCTCTTTCTCTTTTACATTTTTTGTATTCAGCAATCAATTTCTCGCTATCTTGTTTGAAATTCGATTTTCCCGAAATATCATCAATCGCCATTTGCTGATATATTTCTGCGACTTGCTTTCCGACATTTCTACTTCCCGAATGAATAACAAGATATTTATTATTCTTGCTATCGCTATCAACTTCGATAAAATGATTGCCGCCTCCCAACGTGCCGCAACTTCTTTTCAGCCAATCTATATTTTTCAACTGCTCCTTGCAATACAATTTTTCAATAATATCGCTTGCGACAGATGAGTTTTCTTCTTCATGAACCTTTCTACCACTTGGAACATATTCTCTAATGATGTTATCTAATCTCTCAAAATCAATATCAATATTCCCCAAGTTTGTAGTAAACATCCCACAGCCTATGTCAACTCCAACAATATTCGGTATTACTTTTTCTCCTAAATCAGCAGTAAATCCGATAACACACCCTGCTCCTGCATGAACATCCGGCATAATTCTTATCTTGCAATCCGAAAATGCTGGCTGTTTTACAAGCGTATATATCTGATTTAATGCTTCATGTTCTATATTTTCTGTAAATATTTTCAAATCAGCCATAATATGTTCCCCTTTCTGTTGATAATCAGCAATCATTATTTTAGCTGTAATAAACCATTTTGTGGCACAAAGGACATTCGCACTTCCAGTTATCGCCCTCTCGTTGGTCGCCACAGTATATATATTCTTCTTCAATCGCTTCAAAAATCGTCCAACAATTCTTGCATTTAAATCTTAGTGGTTTTTTGGCTATGTTCAAATCACCCTTTTTAATTATTTTCATAATCTCACTTCTTCCCCTCACTATTCGCTAATGATTTTGTTTCCTCTAAAATTTTCATTGCTAATGCTCTTGAAAATTCATAATTATTTTCCGGGTATCTGCCTAGAATTGATTTTGCATACTCATTGACTGCATCAACTGAAATATCAATGCCAATAGTCATATCATGAAATTCGGATGTTTCTATAGGCTCGCCATTTCTACCGCCTATTTCGTGTGATTGCGCTTCTCTAAGTGCTTCACGCTCTATTGATTTAATTACTTCTGCCATGCTCATTACTCGTAAATCTCCTTGTTTCTTCAATTATTTTAGAATCCCTAGCAGAATTCACTTCAATACGGCTTTGTGACAGTCTGTCAAACTTTTCCAAAGCATATTTTTCTACTGCTTCTCTTGAAATGTCTATGCCAAAATTTCTCAATGCTTCTTTAGATGGCGGTTGATACTCTGATAAAGGATTGTCAATGTTGTTCATTCCTTATAAATCTCCAAAAATCTTCCATGCACTCATTACATAAATCGTAGGTCGTATTCAATACGCCATTTCTCGTGATTGAGTTTGTACCCAACAGCCCTACTTTTATCTCTTTTCCGCACCTGTCACAAGTGCGCCATTCTTTTTGATGTTTCATTCTTCCACCAACTTTCTACCGCAGATAGGGCAATAATTGATTGCTATTTGATTTTTATGTTTTTTGCCTGTGTCTCTATCAATAGCAATAACCGCATCTGATGTAAGGCATATAATACTGCCATCGTCATTTAGTATTATGTCTCGCTTTCCGCTTTTGCAAAATTCACACATACTTAGTCCTCTCTCAATTTTTCGCCACACATAGGGCAGTAATTAATCTTTACGGATTTAGTCATGCCTAAAGGTTTTATATGTTCATTGTCAAGGCAAGCAAATATATTTAGCGCACTGCCCTCAATGTCAACATATGCCTGTATTCCGGTATAGTAGCCCTCGTTATATTTGCTTTCTTTTCTTTCAGACAGTTCTTTTACCTCAAACTCTAAATTACGTTCATTCCATTTCTTTTCGCAAAACTCACACATATTACACCTCAAATCTTCGTAAATATATCCAAATCATAGTTATCTCTGATATAGTCCACAACTTCCTGTAATTTGCTTTTTACAAATTCATCTTTTGCAATATTAGGGTGTGCGTAAAACATGCAACTGTCTTTCTTTCCGTCTGCTTTATATTTACGATAGTCAAATGTCATTGTAAACAATGGTATTCTTGTTAAATTCTTTGTCTTATGTCTTATCCAACAATTAATAATTTTCTTAATCATTGTTTCTCCTTTGCCTTAAACAGTGTGTCCGGAAATGGAATGCCTAAAAAATGCATATTTGCGTACTTCCTGAATGTCGGCACGCTCATACCGGCAATCTTTGCAGCTTGTGCCTGTGAACATCTGCCATATGCGTATTCCATCAATCCCTCTCGGAATGAATCAATATTCCGCGTCTTAACTCCCTTTGCCATATTTATACCTCCGCTTTTTGCTTTTCAATTTGATGTTTGTGTTCTACCATCTTTCTGTGCATTTTATACTTCATATTTTCACAGCCGATTTCTCTTAGCTCTGTTGCAAAATTATTAAAATCGCTGTCATTTTTGATGTATACATTGACATATCTATCTATTTGCGGTCTTGTCATAATTACACCATTTTCAGTAAATACTTTTCTGATATAGTTGGTGTAATAGCAATAGCCTTTGACTTTTTCGTGATATAATCCCCAAAAATAATCCGCATTTTCCTTTGTTTCAAACTTTGCTCTAATCTCACTGTTTGAAATATGGCTGTAGCAATGTCTGCATAATGTAATTAAATTGCTTTCTCTATCATCTCCACACAATGAAGCCGTTCTTATGTGTGCCATCACCAATGCCCTGTATTCTCTACTACTTTTTCCACAATATTGGCAAGTGTAATTATCTCTCTCAAAAATTTTAGTCTGTAAATCTTTATATGAACTCATAGTGAATACCTCCTACCACTCTTTGCTTTCACACCAACTGCTCTTACAAACATGGTTCATAATGTTGGTCAAAACTTTTTCAGAAGAAAAATGTGCCAAGCTGTAATCGCATTGTGTTGAAAACTTTGTATTGAAATATTCATCAACTAACATCTTGTAGTCTGTATTATCTTTCATGTTGCTTATCGTTGAGTAATAATTGTCCGTATATCCGTCACGCTCTATTTCAGTTTCTTTTGTTAAACTGTCTACCACTCTTGATAAAACCTTGTCTGTTAATGGATAGTGATATTCTCCGGTGTATTCTCTATGCTTGCCTAGGAAGTATTCAAAGAATAACTTTACATTTTCTTTAAGTGTTTCATCGTTAGTCCAATCATAGGCTATCTTACCAGCTCTGTTTACCATTCTTTCTTCGGCAACTTCCCAATCTTTTTGAGAGTATTCGCTTATTGGCTTAAACTCTTTCACTTTTTTATCTTTAGGTGAAAAAGAATTACACTGTTCTCTGTTAAGAGAATTACTTTTAGTATTTAATGTTTCGTAATTAGTGTTAAGGTAATCATTGTTAGTAATCCCTGTTAAAAGAGTTGCATCTTGTGGCATTCCCGAATTACACTTTGTGTTATTCCCTTGGGAATTACATTTTGTGTCATTCCCGTCTGCCTGTTTATGTAACTCCTGTCCTTTATCTTCTGCTATAACCTCTCGTCTGATATTTTCTTCCCATTTTTTAACTTCTGCGTTGATAACATCATAATTAGGTCTTATATGTATAGTCGGCATTGAGTTGAATTTGTATTTTGCTGTAATTACAAATTCCTTTTTCACCAACGATTTAATTGCTTTATCATACTGTCTTTCAGTAATCCTTATTTCTTCCCACCAATCTTTTCTTTGCTTTGCAATCCAATATTCGCCGTCCTTGTATATCTTAACTTTGCTCTTATTGTCTTTACTTGGCGCAAACCAATATAAAATCCTTGATAAAAGTGTTCCCTCTATCAAGTCGCCTGTTATGTCAATGTATTTATGGAATGTGTGATTGCACCTTGCTGATGATAAGAAATTAACTTTTGTTTGGATTTCATTTTCTGATAGCATATTATTTACCTCCGTACCGATAACTCCGTGATTTATATAAAAACAGTTGTCAGGCGGTCACGGTTCCGCTTTTCGTGTTGCAATCACTAGGCAACTGATTTTACCGATTTTTTGAAAAAGTAAGATACACTCCATCAAAAGGTTTCCCAAAACACATTACAGAATTTTGAAGTGTCTCACCCCATTGCTTTCGGTCGCGCGTACCTACTGGCAACTTGTTTTTGTGTGTTTTATTTTATTTTCCGAAACCGCTCTATTGCGGACCAGCCAGCATTACGCAACCGCTATTCAAGATATAACCGCTCGTACTAAACCAACATATGATTGATGTGGTGTGGATTTGAACCACACATAATACTGATTCAGAAACCTTTAAGGACTATTCATGCTTCGCTTTCACATGAACTCTGTTTGGTACAGTACCTACTTCGTTTATAGCGTTTACCCATTCCGCCACACATCAACTCGCATGTAGATGGTTTTAAGAAATATAGATAACCAACAACTTATTTCTCTTTTCAGTTTACACGCGAGAGCGCCGACATCGTGAATCGAACACGAACAACATTTCTGTTGGATAGCTTAGCAAGCTACTGGAATACCTTTATCCCATATCGGCAAAATATAACAGCCGTAGCGTGACTGTTATATTGAAACTGCTTTTGCGCTACATTGTACAGTTTCATGCGGACTTTCTACCGCTTACGGCAAGGTTCACCCCTGTCGTAAGTTTAATCAGCAAGGTAGGAATCGAACCCACGACAAATCAGCTAATAGCCGACTGCTCTACCACTGAGCTACATGCCAATAATGAGGGTGAAGTCTAAGGAGTGGCTACACCCTCCGGAGATATAAATTTGTATGTGCTGTAGGAAAAGAACTAACGAAACCTACAGCAAAGGACATGTGAGGAATTGCACCTCACCTAAGACTCACTAATTTGAGTTGCCCTAGTTTAACAATTAAAGGGGGTATATATGTCTACTCTGCCTATTACAGATGTCTTTACGACAGGTTGGTTTTCACGCTCGTGCATTGTGGGATTATACACGATTAAACCCTCACGAGCCTTGCGACGGCTCTTAACAGCTTTCCGCTATGAGGACGAAAGGAACTACTAAGTCCAATGTCGGGGAACCAAGTAAACCCCGAACAGGGCATGTTGGATTTGAACCAACGTATGCAGCAGTCAAAGTGCTGTGCCTTACCGCTTGGCGAATGCCCTATATTTACTGCCACATGAAAGCTATGGCAAGTATCTGACCGAGCATTACCGCAGCACCGAGAAGTCTCGAGCTAACTGTCTCTTTTTCGTTTAATGTGGCACTTGTCATTCCAAGCGCAATTAATGTCAGCCATACTGTTGTTGCAATTTTTAGTACAAACATGATTTACACCTCAAAATCTAATTATCTTCATTTTCTTTCAATACCGACTCAGCTATGCACGCAAGAACTAAAAACACTATTGAGACTACCATTGAGCATCGGTCAGAAAAGAGTATTCCGTAAAACATACAAAATAAAATTATCCATGTATACAGGCCTTTAAAAAACATTGGTATGAATTTATCAACAAACTTGCCGAAAATCTCCCATCTGCGCTTAGACTTAAGCTCGTGAGCCTTATCCGTGTACCACTCTGCCTTGCTCATATCCTCACCTACAGAACCTTTATGTCCGGCACGATATTCATACTTGTATGCAGTAATCTCACACCATTTAGCCACATCCTTAAGTCCGTAAATGTCAATCATCTCGTCAATGCACTCTTTACGGTCAGGCAGATTGTAGTGGCTAGGGTGATTTACTATTTCGGAATTAATTTTGCTCGACTCAAATCCTGTTAATTTCATCTCCGTTAACTCCTTTACTGTTATATATTATATATAACTAATATTTAATCATAGTTGTATGTATATATATTATTATTGTGTATGTTGTTTAATTAATATATAACTTATGTTATAATAATAAATACTGCTTGGTGCGGTTGAGGTATGGGTAAGAGCCTTTTTGTTTTGGCGGATATTTGGGGGGCTAAGTGGGGCGGTTTGTCGCTTTTCATATACACCCCCAGGGCACCCAATACGTGCGCCGTTCAGGTCTCAAACATCAAGCATTTTAAATTGTATCTATTGCATATACAATTTATCTATACCCTTTCAACTCTTCGCTAAACAACTGTTTTGTGAATAGTTGTATTAATTCAATAGTCCGCAAAGCCTTGTAAATAAAGGGTTTAGAATTGTGTATGTTGTATATACAATTACTTGGCATTATCAACCATGTTATTATCCGATAATGCTTTAATAGTCTGACTATTTGAACCGCCTAACTGTGGCAATTCATTAGCCGTTAACGCTCTCGCTTGTGTGGCCTCGTAGCCAATTCCCGGCTGATTCATGCCAAATTCATTATTACCAACGAACATAGCACCGACAGGGGATTTATTGTCGTATGCTCTATCCTTGATACAATCTTTACGGATTCCTTGCAATTTTTGCCAAATCTCATAACTTTTAGGACTTGACTCTTTATTCAGTCTCCAATTATCTATAACACCACAATCTATATTGCACCAATGACTAAATGCAACAGTACTACATAGTTTATTATATTTCTGTCTCTTATACACATCTGACGCTGCCGACGAACTCTAGGGTGT